CTAGCAGGAATGTTTGGGTTAATAGTCGTGCGACTACCCTGCATCTCTGCCATCTTTGCTTCTTGGAGCGTGTTGTATGCCACACCGTTGTAAATGTATTTACCATTCTGTGTAGAAATTGGCATATTTATCTCCTATTTAAGCATGCCGTAGCCGTAAAGACCCATGCCAAGATAATCAAACAAACCGCGATTCTGGTTAGCGGTAGACGTTGTAGTCTGTGGGTATGGTGTAGAGCCAAGAGCCTGTGTGTAAGCCGATAGAGCAGTGTATGGAGACTGCTGGTAGCCTTGATACTGGCCTGAAGCCTTGTCCATAGCCATCTGCTGTAGAGCTTGTTGCATAGCGCCCTGCTGTGCAAGGTTCTGGTTGATCGTTTGACCCATGCCGAAGCCAAGGTTAGATAGATTGCCAAGCTGGCTAGCCGCACCCATACGCATCTGCTGATCCTGAGCTGCGCGAGACATAGCATCTCCGTAACCCTGATACATCAGATTACCAATCTGGTTGTTAAGAGCATTAGTCGTGTTAGCCGCCAGTGTGCCTTGAGCAACACCGTGGCGAGATCCGCCAAATGCGCCAGCGCGAGTAGCTTCTGCGCCAAGCTGGTTTACGCCCTGCTGGTAGTTAGTCATAGCGTCTTTCTGTAGACCTTGAATAACATTCTGCTGGAATGGATTAGCATATGCGTTAGCCGCGTTAGCTGAGTTAAATCCAATGCCTGCCGCTGTGCCAGCCATTGCAGCCTGTAAGCCTTGTGCAGATGCTGTATTCACGTTCCATCCACTGCTTGGCTGCGCTGTGGTAGCAGTTTGAACTGGTGGAGTATAGCTAGCCGCCTGCGAAGGTTGACTTGCTATTGGTGAATTAACATTTGGCCCAAATGAAGGCTGACCATTTGGCCTAATGTCTGCTGAAGAAATTTGACCACTTATCGGAGTAGCCTGTCCTGATGATGCGCCCATAATTATCTCCTTAGTCCGCAAAGTCGCCGTATGAGTGTGCCTGACCACTTGCGGCACTAAATGGATCATTGGCTACAGCCGCTAATCCTGCCATTGTTTGTGGGCTAAACCCTGATGTGTTGTATGTATTTCCCCAGCTAGATGTATATGTATTGCCATCGTCGCTAAAACCACGATTTGTATTTGCATAATTATTGGCAGTGTTTTTTGCCTGATCATTAACATACGATGTTGCCAATGTCTTGGCAGTACCAAAAATAGGTAAAAGACTCAGCCATGCAGGTGCATCAGCAAGATTCTGTAAAGACTGACTAAAATTGACAGCGTCAGCACCGCTTCCTGTAAAGTCACTTCCGCCATTATAATTGACCATGCTATTTACAACATCTGATTGACCTGTATTTGAAATAGATCCAACAGGAGTGAACGCAACGCCAGCCTGACCAGAGTAAGGATCAATAAACTGAGCATTAATTGCGTCATACTGAGCAGGACGCTGTGCCGCAAGATTTGATAGGTAATCATCAAACAGTGCACCAGAGCTGTAACCAGAGAAGCCAAGGTTGTTAGTCTGCTGTGCAGGCATTCCAGCCATGGCATCTGTAGGAGCTGCTAGACCAAACGCACTAGCCGCATTTGCCGTGTTCTGCATTGCAGACTGTTGCATTGGTGTGAATCCAGCTACATCTAGTCCGTACTGTGGAACATAGCCGATTTGTGAAACGTAACCTGCGCGAGCTAGATTTGATTTAGCCGCATCTTCAAGCCAGCTTGGTAGCTGAGTGCTTTGAGTTGTTGTTGAGCCGCCACCGCTACTCATAGTTAAATCCTCTTAATCATACTGGTATGGGCATAATCCCAACCGTCATTCTTTAGAGCCTTTTCCCAACCTTTACGGCCTGTGAGTGTGAAGGCGCTACAACCTATTGATTTAGCCCATTCTACCGCTTTATCTTCTAAAGCGCGAATATGGTCTAGTTTACCACCTGCAAGAAATATGTGCAGTACACGTTTCTTTGGATAGTCAATTACTTCTGTTATTACACAGCATTGATCGTTTGACCAGAACTGGAACTTGCCTTCGATCAAACCGTCAACTATGTGTACAAAATCGTGTGTGTCACCAGAGTGCCTGAGAGCCGCCTCAATCCATTTTCTGCATCGGATAAGCTCATCATGCATTACTGGTGTATCCTCGCCACAGAGAGCGTTACAGAAGGCGTAGCTGGCGCAAATGGCTCTGCCGCATGAGCCTCTAGCGTGACACCTGTGTCTGACGTAGCCCATTTGGCTTCTAGGTAATCGCCTGCCGATATAGTGAACAATGCTGTACGACTCATAACTACAGTTCCACCGTTCATATCAATACTGATACGCATCGTTGAACCTTGAACATCAGTGCCGTTTATAGCAGGCCAGAACCATAGATCTTTTAGCGATGAGTTGCCTGATGTAATCTGTACTGAGAATGCTAGCGAGTATAGGCCACCATCATTAAAGTGTATCTCAGTGTCATTCTCAAGTGTCACACCATCAGCATTAGCGATACCATCCCACTCTATCTCGTAGGCAGTGTCGGCCGCAGCCGCAGTTATGTTCGTATTGCTGTACGCCATCCCAGAGCCGTCCTGAATAACTAGCGGACGGTATACACCATCGATAGATACAACAGGCTCTTTGCTGTCGTTATCCCATAGCAAGATGCCATCTTCTGGAGCCTTTGTCTCACCCCTGCGCCATACAAGCGCACTGCGAACAGTGTCTAGGTATTGTGTAAGGCGATTACCCCACACAACCCAGTTGCTACCAAAAGGCTTTGGTGCACTCATCGGCGACCACCAGCTTTGACTTCTAGTCGGTTAGTGCCAACACGCCAATCTGACAATCTCTCTGTCTCTATGCGCATACTAATCTGCCGCCCTGTAAATCTAACTGATGTTGGATTAGACATAGAGTAAGCGCCATATTCACGCTCCGTATCATTTGGATGGAATCGTGTCTTAAACTTAACAACAACATCACCCTGAGTCTTTTCATCTGGGATCATGTCTGTGACGACCATGACATTATCACCATTACCTAAGCTAATAGCTCCGGTCTCAGCCCAAGGCGCATCCAAGTTGCCGTAGTCAAACCCGTACTCATGTATGAACGGACGGCATGTAGTAGAACAGAAGAACATTGGGTATTTATAAGCACCAAGATCAGTGCCGCAGGTGCGACCCATATAGCCTGTAAACCATGTATTCTCTTTGTAGTTGTACACTACGTATGAGTCATTCTCTACTGCCTGAGATGATGGATAGAACCACCAGATCTCATTGTACTGCTTGTTAGATACAGCACAGATCTTAGAGCGCTGTGATCGGTTGATATTAGAGAACACATAATCATCAACAGTAGATGATAACTCCTGAACACCGCCGCCAGAATAGACGTAGAAGTTCTTGTCGCCCATCCAGAAACAGCCAGCCTGAACAGAGATGCCTGCTAGTGGAGCTATAATGCCACAGTAGTTACCAACACGCTCAAAGCTGTACACATACTGACCGCCGATGTATGTAGCAACATGAGCATCCTGAGTAGTAATAATCAGAGTCTGACCCTGCACTTTGTGAGCGCACTCAATCTCCCCACCAGTCTGAAGTTCTAAATCACCAGCCTCATTGGTGGCTAATGGAGTCCATGTGGTGTTATCTTCACGATCAGACCACTGTACTAGGCGAGGATTTCCTCCTGCTCCAAGTGCAAACACAAATCGCTCTTCAGTAACGAATACGCCACGATTATCGACAGGTGCATTAGTAACCTGTGCCGCTACTGTAGGAGTCGAGCGATCAAGTTGCCACTCGTAGATCTTGCCGTCAGCAGTAGAGCATGCAAGCAGGTACTCGCCCCACGTATCAAGTGTCCATGTGGTTGCAGGAATTGTTGATTTTGATTCGTTACGCTCAGTGCCGTAGTAGCTTGTTCCGTAGTATGATCCACCAAAGCCAGAGTTAAGAGATCCATCAGCATTACCAGCGTTTAGACCGGCAGGAGTGATGTTCTTTAGAGTGCCATCATCCATGTATGTCACAAGCTGTGTAGCATTGCCTGCAACAAGATATCGCTCACCATCATTAGACTTCCATGAGATAGCGCCACGCATTGGATATGCGCCTTCATCAGTCGTAAACGCAGTCCATCCACCTACTGGGCGAATTGTATTGTCTATCCAGCGCACAAGATGGGAGTCACGCCAGCGGTTTGCAGACTGGAAGTCAGTACCGTTTCTGTAAATACCAGCAGGTAGCTGTAGTGGGATTAAAGGCATACTAATACCAACACGTTATTTAAAGTATTGTGCAAGTATACATCATTCTAATCTTCAGCACAGTACCAGCCAGTCGCTATGTACTTATTAGAAGAATACACAGGATTACCGCGATGAGTATGTGTCCATCCTGCTGGAAACAGCACCACAGTTCCGGCTTTTGGCTGAACTCGTAGTCCCTGACTAATAAACTCTGTCGTACCATCACCTTCGGCTGTGTCGTTAAGATATATCATCCAAGTAAGGACGCGCCTAGATGTTAGCTCAGATAAGTTTTCGCAATGCCACTTATGGAATCCACCCATTGGCAAGGTTTTTTGAACCTTAACTTGCCGACTGTACGATCTAACCATATCAAATGCAGGGTACTCTGCTCTGTACTTATCTATACAGGAGTCTAGCACTGCATATGTCTGCATAGCTAAACGTGGTGAATCTATTTCAAAGAACCTTGCCGCATCCTTGCGGTTTACAACGCCACCGTTGGCATCCTCACCAAGCTCATTGGATGACGATGACTGATCAAGCAACATCTCAAGCTCTGATATCATCTCATTACAGTATTCTGCATTTATTGCGTTTTCATATATTCCAATAAAGTTGCCCATACTATCTCCAATGTGATCCTTCTGCCAATCCAACCATTACTCGCCTAACTCCACTTGTTACAGGCGATACCTTGTGAGCAACAAAGCTTGGAAATGCAATCACAGCGCCCTTACCAAGATCGACAGCGTTTCTACCAACATAAAGCTCCCCACCTTCGTAATCAGAGCGATCTGAAAGCATAATTATGCAGGTTATTTTCCTATCTATAGCCAACCCACTTCCATTCATTATGTCCATATGCCAATCGTAGTGGCCAAGATTATCGCCTGTATATTTTGTGTACTGGCATTCAAAGAATCCATTTACATCTACACCAAACGAACTCCTGTTTGCTGTATATATTTTATCCTTGATAATAGACATAACATCGTGATCATCGACAAACGATATGTCGCTAATCCTTTTATCACTGCAACCTACTTTATCACGAACAAGACCTTGAATAAGGCGATCATCATATCGTTCGACCCAAGAGTCGCAAATCTCCTGAGATATTGACCCATCTTCCCACTGCCATGTTAAGTCATTCATATTTAGTTACCAGAAAATGGACATTTCTTGATCTTTTTAGTCTTTTGATAAGAGTTTACAAAAGACAGCATAGAGCTACCGTTTTTGGCATTAAGAGCGTTTAGCTCTTCAGTGCTAACTAGGTGATGATTAACTGTAACCTTCTTGTCTGTCATTGGTACGATCTGTACAAGTGGAGCGCCAAGCTTGATATCTATGAGCTTTTTGTCATTAGATCTAGCAAACAGAATATTGACGTTTGTGGTTGATTGATAGTGATACTCAACAATAGATGGTGGTATTAGGTACTCATCTGGAATATCCGATAGCCAGTTATTTTGTAGCCACACCCAAGGTATATCGTGACTGCAATGGAAGTGCCATGGGCTTTCTAGCTTAAGATGCTGGTATTGCTCAGGTGGAGCATAATTGCCGCGCTGAATTACAGGATGCTCTCCAGCATCTGACTTCTTATCTGCATATTGCCAGCGATAATCTTTGCTACCGATCTCGCCAAGCTCAACCCTTAAGTCAGACCACATGCTGATTACATATCCGCTAGTAAATAGCGAATTAACACCAGAACACCTACGGATTGAAGACGTAGTTGTTAGGTCTTCATTTAAGCCAAAATCAACAGGAATTGACTTAAACCAGCTTGGTATTTTTCTTGATGTTGGCTCTATTTTTGAATTGTAGAAAACATCAGGTCTATCTGTGTAGCAATCAAGAGTTATCTCATTGCTACCAGATTTTCCACTAACAAAATCAATTAAATTCTTAAGCATATTTTCCCCTTTGTTGTTTTACCTTACTCAGTAAATGATGGCGGCTCACCTTCCTGATTATCAATACCAACAGTAGTATCAACCTTTGTAAGCGACCCAGATGCACCAACAGCTACATCTGCTACATCAAGTAGTTCGATTTCCCATGCTTGCACAGGAGAGTACATCTCTATGATCTGCTCAAGAGTTTCATCTACAGATGGCATTCTTGCAGAAATAATATGCGTAATAAGACCTGTAGACTCGTATTTAACAAGCATTGTCTTTGATTCCTTATCTACAGACTCGATAGTGTATGTGTATGAAATATCCATTATGAGATAGCTCCAATTCGAGTGCCAGTTGCACCCCAAGTTACATTAGAATTACCAGTCACAGCAGAACCGCCTGAGCCGCCTGATCCACCGCTGTAGGTAGATGTTGAGTAGTAGTGAATAGGCGTATTTGTTGGATGTGAGCCGCCTGCACCGCTGTTACCGCCTGCGCCCCAGTTTCCGCCATTGCCGCCTGCACCACTGTAGTATGTGCCAGATTGGTAATAGTTATCACCCTGCTCTGTTACCAGTTTTGCGCCACCTGATCCACCAGATCCTGCTCCGCCTGATGAGCCGCCTGATCCTGCTGTATTTGCAGGAGACAAATATGTTTTGCGAGATGGGTAGTTGCCGTCATTGGTATAACCATCAGAATAACCAGCCGCGCCACCAGAAGACCCAGTAAGACCTGTCTGTGCGCCGCCGCCGCCACCGCCTCCAAGTCTTCGGTATGCAGTCCAGCCATTGGTGTTGGTTAGCCA